CCAGGAATCAGCGTTACCCAAAGGCAGGCTACGAGCAGGGCTTTCCAGAGCGCCGGGTTCTCTTGTATGCACGAGGGGTTGGCGTGGTAAATGGCTTTCCGGGATGATTACTCTGAAGAAGGGGCCGGAGCAGCTATTATCCTTTTAATGTTCTTTATACTACTATTCTTCTTCGCACTCGCAATAATCCCCGGAGCACAAGCAGGGGTTCTAACCATTCAGGACACCACTTACCGTTGGCTCGATAACAATAGTTGGGGGGCCACAGGAAACGGCTACGGAATGGCTACACGGTCGCGCTCGGACATAGATGGAGACGGAGTAGTGACAGGAACTCAAGGCGTTGACTACGAAATAACCAACTTCACCGCTGTAAGAACTGCTTGGGAAGGAGTGTTCTGCGACAGCCAGGGTGTTTGCAATCACAACTGGCGTAACGACCTTAACCACGAGTACTGCATGGCTAATAACGTAAGCCTCAACAGCATAAGCAGTGATAGCCAGTGCCAGGCGGCTAACCCGCAAATAGTGGAAGGAGTAAGGAATCTTTCTTCGTACTTTAATCAGAGTTCTGGAAGCGTGAACATATACATAGCTAACCTTCACTCGCGGTACAGCGACGGAGACATAACGTATCCGTGCGGCTCCTTCGGTCTTAACTGCCCTCCTAAAAACTACACGTACAGAGCAACCACAATATTGAGTATGCTTAACTATACCTGGTGTCCTCTTTTCTGTACTGGAAACACTTCTCGAAAGCTGTTTATAGAGCAGTGGAATGAGCCTTACAACAAACAATACTGGCTGGACAACCTCACAAGAGCCGACCGAACTGTCCCCGCACAAGATGAAGCTTGCCAGAACGCAACCGATGCCTTTATCGTGTTCACTCACTTCGATTACATAGAACTCGAAGCTCGAAGAATAGCACAAGGGTATAGTTGGAATTGGATAACTCCAAGCTGGCCTGTGAGGAGCAGCGCTGAGACTTTCAACGATTGCGGAACCGATATGCAGGATGATTGGAATAACAGGTACGCTCCGAGCGTTAATACTACTATTCCGTGGTTCGCTTACAACGCGCACCCGTACAGTTTTACGGAGCCGCCAACCTACAATCGCTTCTATGCCCACTTGCAAGAAGTAAAAACCTATGCTGAGAGCTACGGTTACACGCGCGGCGTGGCTACGGAGTTCGCAATCAATAGCGTGGCAAGTGGCGACACGGGCGTCTCGCCAAACGGAACGTATCTCAACAACAGCTATGCTGCTTTCGCTGTTGCATTTGCACAAGACGACTTCTGGTACGGAGCCAACTTCTACAACTTCCACGTTGCGAGTACTTGCGACGCCGTGAGCGGAACCGGCGAGTATTCTGCTTGCTACTGGATGTACAGTGAAATGGAAGGACTCCGGGAAGCAGGAAGAGCCTTTACCGCGATTAACAATTGCATGGAAGGCGGCAGCAAGATATACGATGCTACCAACACAAGCGGGATTTATGGAGTGATGGCCGAACTCAAGAACGGAACGAAGTGCATAACCACCGGCTACGCAAAAGGAACCGGTACTGAGGCTATGGCTGTTGACATTGACACGAGCTTTAACGCCACGAGTATTGTGGACATGGTTACTGGAGAAATAATCCTTGTAGCGGGTAACGGAACCGCAGACCTCGGAACCTACAGTCCAGGGACAACAAGGTGGTTTTACGTTAACGCCACGACTTACGAGACTTCCTACGACAAAATACCCGTCATATACGGCGGTTTGCCTGTTTTCAGCGCCGGAGGCGTTGTGATACGTTAAAAACGTACTTTTCCGGTGCTTATAAAAACAAGAGGCCCCTACCAAAAGAGCATGGTGTCCGACATTAACCAACTACCGAAGCATTCTTTCGTAGCAAGCGGAGGAGCGCCGAACCCCGTATTTGCTGAATGGTACGACACGACAACGCACGCCTGGAAGCCCTTCATGGGAGCGCCGCAGTATCCGTGGAAGAACTTTAACGAGATTAATCGTTCTTGGCTCCGAGGAGACGCAGCAACCTGGCGTTACTTCGCGGGAGAAGTGGGGAGCAACGGCGGTCTTACTATTTTCCGGGTCAAGAAATGAAGCTTCTCACAACAGCAATACTTGTTTTGATGTTGTTACCACTTGCCCAAGCAGGCGCAGCACAACCAGGATTAGACTTTTTATGCCGCCAGGACCGAATAGAGCAAGTAGCCCGAGACGGGGAAAGACCTACCTTTTTGGAGCGAGGCTATACCTACGAGTTTGACGGAGCAGAATGGTATCCTACAAACGCCCCGGGCGTCGCCGACTCGTATAATCTCGGTGTTAAAGTAACTGGTGACGACAAAACAGTTACTTACGAAAGCACTGAATACGTGCACGCATTCGTATTGTACAGCATTGGCAATGACCCCACAATATACACAGAATACTACCCTGGAGGCAGAGGGGGTACTTTTACAACGAAGAATAATGCTATTGTTGCTGTTTTTGCTTGCCACGCAAGGGGAGTTCCGGAGCCTGTAGAAGTACCCGAAGCCCCCAAGTGGCTGATAGGGTTTGGTTTCCTCTCAGGGCTTTTCGGGGTAGTGGCCTGGCGCAAGCGCTGAACTTAAATCTTTTTTTCCGATTATTATATAAAGTCAAAAGTCCAGGAAGAAAGAGTAAACTGCATGGCGGACGATTCTTACACCACAATAGCGCTGCAGATCCACGGTCTTGTGGAAAACGTGCCCACAAACGTAAGCGGGAACAACCTTCTGGCGCTCATAGATCGTTCAAGACAGACAATAAAAGCCTACAGCGGCCTTGATCCGGGCAGTCCTTACGTTTCCGACCGCTTCAAACCAGCCATAATGGCTTTAACCCTCGGGCAGGTGTGGTCCGTTAAAGCTACCGAGGGAACTGACAAAAGCATTCATGTTGGTGATTTTTCTGTTAACGCGGGCGGCGGAGAAAACAGCGCTTCCGCGAGCGCTTCTTACTACGAAAAAGAAGCCCAAAGAGAACTCGGCTTGCTTGGCAGGGGCGCTCGTTATGGCCGAACGTATTAGAGGTGTGGTATGCGCATACCGCGTTCAGACCTGTCTTTTTCTCGATTGCTTGAGTTGCGGCGTGAGAAAATGACTGAGGTCCAGAATACTAAGCATCCCCACTATCCTGTTGGTATGGTTGTTGATGTTGGTGATGATAAGGCCAGCGAGCTTATTAAGTCCGGTTTGTGGACGAAAGTAGATTCAGCGGTAATTACTAAAGTTAAGAAGATTCGTTCTAAAGGAAACAAAAATGTCGACGAACCAAGAACTACGGAATGACCTTCAAAACGCCCTGAACGCTTACGGACAGGTAGTTTGCTTCAAATTCTACACGCCAAGCGGCGCCACAAGCGTTTACGACGACCAACGAGTCCTAACACAAAGCGGCTCCACCATTTGGTGCAGCGGAATGGTGCAGTCCCTCAGTTCTGCCAACGGGAGTTCTGATTCCCAGCTCGTGCAGCAAGGCCGTCTACTTTTCGATGACAGCAAGCTTTTCGTGAACGGTAGCGCGTACACCAACGGAACACAACCCATGAAAATAGGGGTGGGAAGCCCTTCTCCGGCGTGGTATGCTTCATTGCCTGAAGGCGTCGATGGCGGCCCGCTCGTAGACGGGGCCCCTGTTTACAAGAAGATATACATGCGCTACCTCGTTAATGGCAGTTTGGCCGGGGAGTAGCTTGGCGCGTAAAGCAGTTCAGATTATTGTTGATTCTAAGAGCGTGGGCCCTCATTTGAAGATCAAACAAGCCCAGTTTTCTCTTGCTTCGGAAAAAGCCTTGCGAGACGCTACTTTGCTCATTGAAGGCGAGGTTAAGCAGAGTATAGCTGGTAGGCGTTCCGAGCCTGTTAGCGTTGACACTGGTCGTTTGCTTAATAGTGTTCGCGGGGAGATCAGCAAGGACTCGGGCGTTGTTGGTACTCCTGTTGTTTACGCTCCGTACATAGAGTACGGTACTATTCATATTCGTGAGCGCCGCCATTTCCGCAATACTAAGGCGCGTAACCAGGCGCGGGTTGTTGATTTGTTTCGTCGGGCTGTTGCCACCAAATCCGACCGGTAGATACTTCTAAGGGGCATCTATAAATACGCAGAAAAACAAAGAACAAACAACCAAGTGGAAAGCCAATAAATCCACCTCGACCCGAACCGCGCGCTGCGGGAAAAAGGACGAGCAAAGCCGACAGCACCGAGCGGAGAACAAAAAACAGTGGCACTAAGCGCGAGCACGTACATAACAGACAGCGTTCTATTCGTAAGAGACAAGTTACGCGCCAACATAACAGACCCACTAAACCGCTCGGGAAGCGGAGCCAACTGGATATTCACGGCATTTCCAGAACAAAACCCAATATACCCTATAATCGTCGTTAGAAAAACCGGCGGCGGAGAAACACAACGCCTCGGACACCAAAGCAGCGCGCAATGGTGCCCTATAACAATAGAAATAAGGGTTTACTCGAAGACAGTACGAGAAAGAGACTCGCTCGCACAAGCAGTACACCACTACCTAAGGGGCATACAGCTCGGAACGAACAGCAGCACAGAGTACGAACTATTCGATTTCAAACTTAACAGCAGCGTACCAGTGGACGAACCAGGACAGAGCGGAATACACAGCGAAGTAATGGAATGCGTCTACTACGCAATACTGACAGGATAGAACAAACAAAGAGGATAAACCAATGGCCGTAAATCGCAACGCAGACAACACAACAGGATTTTACTACGAATCAGGCACCTACGCTAACGCGAGCGGCGGCCTACAATGGATCGGCGCAGTCCAAGAGTTCTCAGCGACCGACGACCCACAAGTACAGCCTATACGCTACCACGGAACTGCAACAAGAAACGTCAACCAGTTCGTCAGCACAGGAAAACGACACACAGGAACAGTAAGTTTCTACCCGCAAGACTGGAAAACAGTCCTCTTCGCCCTTGGAAGCTGTGTCGACACGAGCGGAAGCACAAGCACGCACGTAATAAGCGAACTCGACGGCGGAAACAGCGCAGCAAACGTTAGCGGAACAGAAAACCCGTTCTACAGCTTCCAGCTATACCACCACAAGAACGTTCCAGGAACAGGAGTCAAGAGCAGCTGGCAATACGCCGGCGCAGTATGCAACACGTGGACTCTGAACGTGCCTCAAGGAGGAATACTAAGTGTCGACATGGGCTGGATAGCTCAAAGCGTTACTTACGGCAGCGGTACAGTCGCCTCTATAACAGAGAACACCACGCGCCCGTTCGTTTCAAGCGACGTTAAACTCCACCTCCCCAGCGGGACAGTTATCAGCCTGATGAACACAGCGACTCTAAGCATCAACAACAACTTCGATGCTAAGCAGTACGCAAACGCGAGCGGAGTAATAGGAGTGCCTATCCCGGGAGCGCGCGACTACATGCTCGACACCGGCCTCGACGCGAGCAGCGAAAGAAACAAAGCGCTTTTCGAACAGTACCTCATGGGAGGAAGCGAAGTCAACGCGCTCCTCGACGTTACTGTTTCGGCAAGCCGCTACGCTTATTTCACAATGAGCGGAGGACGCTTGGTTACTCTCGAAACGAACGGAGGAACCGAAGGGACTGTTACGCAGACTTTTGGATACCAGCCTAAGAGCCTCAGCGTCTCTACCGGGGACGTAATCCCTAAATACAACGCCTGGTAAAGAGGATAACATGGTGCTCACAGCCAACCAACTACTGGGGAGAGATCAAAACGGCAAACTTCTCCCGATAGAAGTGCAAGTAAAGGGTTTTCCCGATGTCGTAATGGTCACTCCCCTTAGTCGGGGCGAGCTTTTGGAGATGAGAAGCAAACTCGTCGCGGGCAAAGTAGCGCCTGAAGAGGTTGATTTCGAGTACGTGATTAAACACCTCGACACTCCCAAGCTTACTGAAGAACAGGTGCGTTCCCTTCCGGTTAAGCACCTGGAGGCTGTTGTTCAGGCTATACTGAAAGCCAGTGGTCTTGGCGGGGATGACGCTCCTGTTGATGCTATTTCGAAGGCTGAGGAAGAGTTAAAAAAAAAGCCTCTGGAGGAGTGAGCGACAGTGATTTCGAGCTTGTTTTGTTTCTTCACGAGCTCGGGTACAACTTTTTCAGTATACCTGGTTTAACGTATATAGAGATGGACGCTTTGATTATAGCAAGCAATAAACGGCGGGACAGGACTCGTTCGCGCGGTCCTAAGAAGGTGACTCCTCTTGGCTGAAAGCGCTTTCGGAAGTTTCCTTTCAGGCGTCGGCGGCGGGGCAACAGTAGCCATAATCATACGCGCTTACGACCAGTACTCCAGCGAGCTGAAAAAAGCAGACGCTAACGTAGGAAAGGCCTCCAGTAAAATGAGCGCTTCGCTCGCGGGTGTGGCTTTAGCGGCCGCAGGCACAGGAGTCGCGTTGTTCCGTTTAAGCGCTGAAGCAAGTCGTTACTCGGATGTCCAGAAGTCTTTCAACACACTTGTCGGCGGCAATGGCGTCGATGCGCTTAACGGTTTGGAACAGGCTACGCAGAGCACAGTGAGCCAGCTCGATCTTATGCGTAACGCGAACCTTCTTTTGCAAAACGTGCAGGGAATAACCGCTGAGCAAATGAACACAATCGCGCGAGCGGCAGTGCCGCTAAGTCAAGCGGTAGGCATTACGGTTACTGAAGCTTACAATCGTCTTGCCGCGGGTATAGCTAAAGGCGAAACAGAACTTCTTGACGAACTCGGTTTGAAGCTCGACGCGACTGTCGCTAACAGAAAGTATGCTGAGAGTTTGGGTAAAAGCGTAACAGAGTTAACCGCCCAAGAAAGAGCGACTGCCGCGCTGATAAATATACTTCCACAGCTTGACAAGCGGATGAAAGAACTCGGGGACAACACCGAAAGCACTTACTTAAAAACACAGAAACTCACTACAGCCTGGGAGAACTTTAAGGTACAACTTGGCGACACAATAAGTCCCGCCACTGGTTGGGTTTCTGATCGCTTAACAGAAGCCTTAGAGGGGTATACTTGGGCGTTGTCCGGTTTCTCCAACGACAGGCTGCCCGCTGCTGAGAGTAGTTTCGTCCGCCAAGCCGAAACAGCCGAGGAACTGCGCGCAACCACAGAAGCTATCGCTGCAGGAACAGACCGCCGAACTGAGGCGGTTCAAGAGCAGTACGGTTACGAGCGAGAAATAACCCGGGAGCTCAAGAAACAGCTGGATTACTCGAACAGAACAATCCTCAACCTTTACAGTAAGAAAAAACGGCTTCCTTCCGATGATCCTTCCCGGGCCGTTGTTGTTGGCAAGGACGAGCTTGGGCGCGATCTTTACGGGCGCGCGGGCCCTTCTAACATCAAGCTTAATGATTTCATTATGCGCCCGGGCGGTCTTCCTGTCAGTTTCAGCGACGAGGACACAATAATCGGCATGAAGAACCCTGGAAAGATGAGCGGCGGAAAGGTTGTTAATATCTACATTGACTCCGTTCAGGGTCTCAATCCCGATGCTGTCGCTTACGCATTAGAACGCAAGGTCCTTAACAGTATTGTGAGCTAATACTCATGGCCATAATCACTAAAGTACTGGTGGGCGGGAGTGCTTACGACAACCACACAGGGGCTGTTGTAGAAAGAGCTACTAACGATTATGACAGCAGCAGTTTTTTCGAGGTTGAGCTTCCTAATCCCTACGGTCGTTATTCGAACAAGTTCAGTGTTGGCCAAGACGTTTTAATACACGCCGCCAAGGACGTAGGTGCATACTATTCTTTCGAGAACAATGTAGAGGACACTTTCAGAGATAAGGATGGGAGCGCTTCAGGATTAACGTACAGCACAGGGAAGTACGGAACTGGGGGAGTATTCGATGGAACAACAAGCCAGGTTACTCTACCTGCTTCTAACACAATAATCACCAACAATAACACCTGGTCAATTAGCTGTTGGTACAAACCCTCCAACGTCACTGGAACAAGGTACATAGCTGTTCTGTGCACTTCTTCACTCGGCACGGTAGCTGCTGGTTTGCGGACAAGCAACGTCTTAGCGCAGTTCGTTTACAACGCGGGGGCCGGAGCTGTAGCAGTCAACATAGGGGCTGTTTCAATAGGAACTTGGGTGCACCTCGCGCTGACTTACGACGGCACGCAGTACCGCTGCTACTATAACGGCATGGAACAAACAGGAGCAACGGCTGCTTTCACCGGTTTCGGAACCGCTGCGGGGTACATAGGCGGGCTTAACGCAGCTTCGGGCGCGGGCACCATTGACGAAGTGGGTTTCTACAATTATGTACTAACGGACGCGGACGTCCTTCAGCAGTACGGAGACCCCGGATGGCCTGGGAAGCCTTTTTTCGGCGGTTATCTCGAGGATAAAGAATTCCGCGGCCCAAGCGACGCTCCTAACGAGTCTTTGCGTTTAAGTGGGAGAAGTTACATAAGCATTCTTCACGACGCCAGTGTCCAACCCATCACTTACTCTAACCAGGATATATCCGCGATAGTTATTGATTTGTGCTCGCGCGAAGCCCCCGATATTGACACGAGCGAAGTAGCAACCACCGGCGTTGTTCTGGATACCTGGGGCACGAGCCACGTAAGTCTTTATGATGCGTTAAAGCAGCTCGCCGAACTCGCTGACGCTTATTTCTACCTCAGTCCGGCTAAAGTTCTTAGTTTCAAGAAAATGCTTTCTACAGCGAGCAACCTTAGTTTGCGGGCCGGCGTTAACATAACGGAGAGTTACGTCACGGAAAGCCGCAAGCCGATGTACAACAAAGTATGGGTTTACGGAGATAAACAACTTGTCGATGCTGGGGACCTTACTTTTACCGCTAACGGCGGAAGCGTGTACACACTTAACTACGCACCGCACAACGTCGGGGTCTTCGTAGCTGGCAGCACTGTAAGCAAGCAAGGGGGAATATTGAACTTTGTCGGGCAAGGAGACCCTGGTAGCGGCACGCAGTTCCTCGTTGATTACAACAACAAACAAATAGTGTTCGTGAGCGGCACCTTGGCGGGGGACAACATTCCCACAAGCGGGAGTACTTCTTTTGTTGTTAAGTACCAGCGTCAAAGGCAGATAATAAAGTACGCTCAAGACGACACGAGCATTTCTTCTTATAAGCCCAAGACCTACGCGTACATAGACAAGAACATAAAAGATCCTTTGCAGGCTTCTTCTATTGCTCTTGCTTTGTTGGATAAAAACGCTCACCCTTTCAAAGAGATAAACACCAAGTTCCTTGGGTGGGCTGACGTTGTTCCCGGCCAAACCGCGGGGGTTTACGAACCGTACCAAGAGGTAAGTGGCGCGCAGTTCAGTATTATTCGGGCCAAATACGAGTTCGCTCCTGCTAACTTGCAAACAGAGGAGATTGTTAATCTTACCTTGAACCGCAAGATGGTTGATGGCGCGGACATAATAAAGCAGGCTTTGCTGGACATTAAGAGGATTCGCGCGCAGGAAACTGTGGAGGGCGAGTTATACACTCGCCTTCAGATAGGCACAGGAAGCGCGGGTCTTAGGGTGGATGCTTGGAGCGTTTCCACGGGGGGTCTTGGCAGTAGTTTCGTGCTCGGACACCCGACACTCGGGGTTCTCGGAACAACAGTCCCTCAACCTTACCTCGGGGACAGCCGCCCAGCTAAAACCATCCAGTACAGCGGGGCCGATGCGTAAGTATATAAGAACAAGGAGCTGAAAAGAAAACAATGCCATTCCTGAACGGAGAAGCAACAGCGCTGGGCGGAAGACGATCCGTCGCTTTACTCATGACGGGGAGCTATCCTCTTCCTGACGGCATAGAGATCGGCACTGGTAGCGGCACGAAAACAACAGCAACGAGCGGTCTAATTACACCTGTTCTTTTTGCTGCTTTCACGACCACAGACACAACCACCCCGCAGTTCGTTACTTTCACAGCGGACTTCACAAGCACACAACTGTCCGGCTTAACAATAAAAGAACTCGCGGTTAAACGCAGCGGAGGAGCCTACTGGAGCGCAGACGGCTTCCCAGGAATAACCTTCGACGGCAGCACCGAGATGCAAGCAACAGTAACTTGGGAAGTGTTTTAGCATGGACGAAGAAGAAAAAAACAAGCTAATTACTTATGCTGGTTCCCTCATAGACTTGTGGCTGAATACAGCGGACGAAGAATATCCTTTGGATGCAACGCTTCCTCCTCGTTCGTGGATAACGCCTCTTGGCATGCCTGTTGTTTCTTACTGGGCGCGTTTTAATTCTAAAGACGAGCTGTGGGGCCGTATACAAATGATCGGCCACCTTCTCGGCGCAGAAAAGTTTAAGGGCTTCGGAGAAAGCACAATAGAGGTACAACTGTAAAATGGCTAACACATTCGTTCCCGTGGCTCAATTCATAGAAGGCCAAATACTAACTGCAGGAAGTCTTATGCAGTTTCCTCAACTCTATGCATACGAGAACATAGCTACGGCCTCATACAGTAGCGGGACTGCTTACCAAAATATCGGTTCGGTATATGTTAGCGGCGGTTTTTTCGGACGCAATCTGTTCGTTCAGTCATCTCTTGCAGCCAACAATAACACCGCAGGCGTTTTGGGCGCCGCAACTCGATTCTTTGTCTCTGGGCCGGTTGGTTTAGGCGCCGGAAGCGAAGTAGCTACTTTCTCGCACACTGGGGATGCCAGCCGTTATCTTTCAGCAAACGATTTCACAGTGATAAACAGCGGGGCGGGCTGGATAACCGCCAGTGGTTGCGTAGTATTCTACCAAGCACAGTTTACTCGGGACGTAAACTACGTTAACACGGTGTTGGCGGTTTGGGGCCGTGGAAAACCATGAGTTGGGGTTTTAGCGATGGTTTTTTGCGTGTTGCTAACTCTTTAGGAATAGATGCTTACAAAGAGCGAGAACAAAAGTATCTCGAGTACGCCCGGAAAAAGAAGTTCCGAACATCAAGAAAACTATACAACACAGGAAGAGGCTCCTGGCTGGAACCGCCGCAGAACGTTTTCAAGTATTACAACGACGGGGTCACGAGGCCGAGCAAGGAAACCCTATACGGCGCGTCTCTATTCTTTAACGATCTAACGAGGAAGTGCTCTTCTGACGCGGAAAAAGTCAAGCTCGTGGCTGGCTGGGTTAACGCCACGACGGATTACGTTTTTGATAAAGACAATCCTAAATATCGTTCTTTGGAGTACTGGAGCAGTCCTTTTGATCTTTGGGCGGAGTATCGTTCCACTGGACGAATGAGCGACGACTGCGACGGTAGCGCTGTTATGATTCTTTGGGGTTGTGTTCTTGCTGGCGTTCCAGCGGATTCCCTTTATGTCTGGGCTGGTTGGGCTCAGGCGCGTACGGTTGAGGGCGGGCACTGTAATGTTGTTTTCTTTGATGAAGACTCGGGTTCTGCTTACCATGTCGAGGGTAGTTTCTATGGTGGTTTGAATCAGCGTAATTGGGGCGCTTATTTTCTTGGTCATTCGTGGTACCCTGAGACTTGGTTTTTGTTCAATGCTTCCGACAGTTTTGTTCTGCGGTAGATACCGCCGGAAGCTATATTAATCCCCCACAGCAGAAAGTAGCTACGGAACACCATGGTTTACTCGACACACAACGAAAGAGCCAGCAGAGAAAAACACCGACTAAGAATTCTCATCAACAGAGAAAAACCCATACTGGGAATGAGCCTGCCCAAACACAAAGTAGCGCCATTACTCGGAACATGGTTCACGACGAGAATAGAAGGAACAACAATAATACTGGAAAGCGGATGCGCCCCAGTACAAAACAACACAGGGTCCCGACTGTGACAAACAAAAAGCTACTATGGCTGAGCGACAGCCCATTTCTACCTACCGGGTACGCTACAATAAGCCTCAACATTACCAAACGTCTCGCAGAAGACCACGGGTGGGATATTGTATACTTAACGCACCAGTGGATAGGCCGGGAGGTCGAGAAAGGCGACATAAAAGGAATGCCTTTCAAGATATACGGTAAAGGGCGAGCAGAGTTTTGTCAAGACGTTATACAACAAGTTATCAGAAAAGAGAAACCGGCTGTTTTTGTCACTCTTCTCGACACATTCATGGTTTTCCCCTGGTACTTAGAACAAGACTACGCGCCCGCAAGAACAGTATTCTATTACCCAATAGACGGCGGCGGAACAGGCCTGCCTTACCAGTGCGATAACGTACTACGAAGATGCTCACTCCCAGTTTCTATGAGCCGGTACGGGCAAGACCTCGTAAAAAAGAAGTACGGAATAAACGCAGCATTCATACCGCACGCAGTCGACAGTTCCCACTACAAGAGGCTCCCTGCCGCAGAAATAGAAGCACTTCGACGAGAAAAAGGGCTTTTAGGAAAATACGTAGTGGGCGTGGTAGCGCGCAATCAAGGACGAAAGCATTTGGACGCCACCATAAAAGTATTCGCTAAGTTCTGCGCAGACAAACCCGAAGCAAGGCTGCTTTTGCACATGGACCCGCAAGACCCAGCAGCCCCGTACGATCTGCCCGCGTTAGTGCGAGAATACGGAATAGAAAACAAGGTTATCTGGACCGGAACGAACTTCTACAGCGGAGTACCATACGATAAAATGCCGGGCATATACAACCTCATGGATGTTTTCTTGTTAACAACGAGCGGAGAAGGTTGGGGAGTCCCGACAACAGAAGCCATGTCATGCGAAGTGCCTGTCGTAATAACGGACTACACCACAACGCAAGAAATGGTTGTTGAAAAACAAGCAGGACTGCCGATAAAGCTCGCCGCGGAAATAACCGGGACTTGGCTTGTTGACAGGGGCATAATCGACATTAATCACGGCGTAGAACAAATGAACGTCCTATACCATGACGCTGCTCTGCGCGCGCGACTCGGTGCTAACGGCCGAGAAGGCGTTTTGAAGGAGTACGATTGGAAGAACGTTGTTGGTCAGTGGGACGAGCTACTGGAGAGTATGCTGCGATGGTAGAGCTTTGCAGTCGTTGCGGTAAAAACATGGACCTGGCTCTGGACGGCCCAATATTTACTGAGTGGCGCTGCAATTGCGGCCACGGAAAGATACTGTACCATGCTGTGGAGCGTTTGAGCGCTAAAGGAGGTCTAAATGGCGGATCAAAATAATATACACTTAGTAGTTGCTTGGATGATTGAAGGAGACGAAGACGTTTGGAAACTATCTTACGATAGCGTCAAGGACGTAGCCGACGCTTTTGTTATTGTCGACGGCAATCATTACGAAGGAGAGAGGAGCAAGTACGTTCCCGAAGATAATAAAACAATAGTCATCCACAGTCCTTATCCACATAGCGATAAAGGCGCCGATGGCCAACAGAGAAACAAATACCTCGACGTTATCAAAGAAAAGTTCCCTGGTTCGTGGGTTCTTGTTCTTGACGCTGACGAGTTCGTTGACGAAGCTTCAAAAATAAAGCCGTTTATACAAGAATTAGAAGCCAGTCGTTTTGACAGCTGCAGTCCATTTATGCGGCACCTCGTTTACAACCTCGGGTACGAAGACGCCACGCTTCCACAGCACTTCGTTCCTTTGCGGCTTTTCAAAGTAAACCCCAATTTGCAGTACCCCGAAGTAGAACACAACGTGCTTACCGGTTCGGAACGCGCCGCGAGGGGAAGTACTTTTACGATATGGCACCTTGGTTACGCGCGAGAAATTATTCGTTTGCGCAAAAAGTACTTTAATCACTCAGAGAAGAGTAATATCCACAGCGCGGATTTTCTTACTTGGTGGTACCACGCGCACCTTTACGGAGAATACCCTGTTAAGCAGGTTCCTAAGCACGAGATACCTGTATTCTTGCGATCTTACTTGAAAGTCAATGATGATTACAACTATTTCAAGAACCGCGGGTCGGAATTAAAGCACTGGGAGGACGCCGCTCACTGGGTTGATTTCTTCAAGCCTAAAACTGCTCTCGAGGTTGGTTGCGGTCTCGGGCACCGCGTACGCGCACTCAAACGCCTCGGAGTGGAATCAACGGGCGTGGAGCTTAGTTCCTGGGCTGTCGAGCACGTTAATAGCGACGTAGGTGACTGTGTCTCTCAAGGTGACGTGCTCGATTCGAAGTCCGCCAAAGGCAAATACGACCTCGTGGTGGCTTACGATTTGTTGGAACATGTAGAAGAAAAAGATTTGGATGCAGCAATAAAGAACATTAAGAACTGGACTAACCAGTGGGTTCTTGTAAGCATTCCGTTCGCAGCAGACCCGGCAACCGGAGAACCAGCCGATCCTAATCTTTACAACGATAGCACGCACAAAACATTCAGAAGCCGTAGCTGGTGGATTGCTAAGTTCGCAGAGCACCGCCTCGCTGTAGTTCCTACGCCGGAGCATTTTAATTACCGGCAACAGCTTCTCGTGCTAAAGAAGCAGGGGGTATGAATTATGGGAACTCACCGCGATAATGCAATGCCTGAAGTAACCAAGTTTTTGAGTAAGATCAACACGCAAAACGCTCGTTTACTCGAGCTCGGGCCGTACAGTGACACGCAATTCAGAAGTCTTTTCGAATCATCGGGGATGGTTTACACAAGCATAGACCCCTTTGTTTGCAATGGAGCGAATTGTTTCATAGGAAAAATGGAAAGCCTTCCGTTTATGGACGAGCAGTTTGATGTTGTTTTTGCATGCCACGCTTTCGAGCACACGGAAAAACCGGTGGGCAGTTTACGAGAAGCCTACAGAGTACTCCGCCCGGGGGGTTACTTGTTTTTTATCACTCCTCCGCACTGTGAGCACCACGTTTTGCAAGCCGACGAAGACCACATAAACGTACTTACGCCTATGCAAATAGAGCGTTTGCTCCGGTATTGCAAGTTTAAGGAGTACTCCGTTTACGTTAGTGCCCTCGCGCCTAAACCGCAAGATCACAACGTAATAACTATTGCGAGGAAAATACAATGAAAGAGTCTCCCGAGCACGCAGAGTTTGCTCGCGCGATTAGCGAATTCGGCGATAAGTGGAAGCTTACTTTCGTTTATCACAGCGACGATTTCGGAACAGGGATTCGAATAGGTGGTACGCACAGTTCGCAGTACGCTGTTATGGAGTACGCTAAGGCATTAAGTTTTGTGAGGGAAGAAGTAACCAAAAGGCGCCTCTGGGAGCACTTTTCGGTGAAGCAAGACGAGATTGATTCCGGCGTCGATCCGGGTCTTAAGGGGTACACGGGATGAGAATCACTATTCATGTTTCAACGAGAGATCGTCACAGCGAGCTTGCTTTGCTGCTTCAGAGCTTGCGAACCCAGTCGTACGACCAGTGGGACATAGCGATACTTGACGACGCAAGCGGAACACCACTCGTTTCTAATTATTTCGTTCTTGCTCTCATAAATCGATTGCAGCTCGAAGGGCACGGAGTGCAGCTGTTCAGAAACGATTTTAGCCGGGGAGTTTGCGCAGCAAGAAACAAACTCATAGAGTCCGACACAACAACAAACCCGCTTGTTTGTCGTTTGGACGATGACGTTATACTCGATCCGGACTACTTGTTTAACCTTGTAGAAGCGATCGTTATAGGTGGTTACGATGCTTGCAGCGGGGTTGTCCCGCTTCTTTCGCAGCCGGAACACTCTCGAGAAGTGTCTTTCGTTAGTCCCATAATTAATCTTCATGTACTTGACGAAAACGGCGATCTCGTTGTTAACAAGGATGATTGCGGTTTCGCGTATAACGAAGACGTTACTTTACCAACGCACCAGTTCAGGACGAACTTGCTTTACAAAAGAAGCATAACGGACGCGGGAGTCAGGTACCCCGATTACCTTACAAAAGTCGGGTTCCGCGAAGAGCTTTTCTTCAGCTTCGAAGCCATAATCCGCGGCTTTAAGATAGGCGTGCGAACAGGCGCCGTGGCCCACCACCTGCAATGCCCGAGCGGGGGTTGCCGCAGTCTTTCGTACGCCCAAGACGTGGCGCTTGATGACGCGACAGCGCGCAACTGGATAAAAAGCAAATTCGAAACAAAAGGCAATTTCCTTGCGGGGTATGGACAATGATTGTGCGAGTTGTAGGCAACTATTTCGGTTCAAGCGGTTACGCAGCGCACGTAAGGGGCCTGTGCAAAGGATTGTCAAGCAACGGCGTGGAATTGGCGGTTACTTCCCCGCTTCCGTCTTTATGGGAAAAACACGTTAGCACGGAAGAAATGAGGTGGCTGCGCAAAGAACCTAACAAAGAAGAAACAGTAATACACGTAGGCACTCCTCCTTCTTGGCGTTTCGTCCTCGCAGGGCGTCCCAAGAGGTTTATAGGTTTCCTTGTTTGGGAAGGAAGCCACATACCCCGCGCGTGGCTGGATTACATCAACCACGAAAGAGTAGAACAAGTATGGGTTCCGAGTAAACACGTCGCGGACGCAATAAACGCCACAGCAAACAAATACAGTATACTGGTAAAACCTTCAGTTAGCGTTGTGCCGCATGGTTTCGACCCGGCTGTTTTTCACCCTTTGCGTAAGCCTTCAGACCGTCCCTTTACTTTTATGGCGTCTAAAGGATGGGTCCACCCAACGGAAGACCGCGGCGGCCTCCAGTACGCTCTTAAGGCTTTTAATGAAGAGTTCGGCGCCGAAGAAAACGTTCGTTTTATAGTGAAAGTCAACCCCGCATACTTGCAAGGCTCAGAACAAGACGGGTGGATCGCCTCTATGCTGGCGGCCGCGGGAGTAACTGAAAAGAAAGCCCCCATACTCGTAACGTTGAGCGACATGCCTGAGGATGGGCTTTCTTCTTTCTACGCTGATGGAGACGTTTTTGTATGTTCTACGCGGTGCGAGGGTTTTAACCTCCCCGGTCTTGAAGCTCACGCTTGCGGCCTCCCCACTATCCAGACGAGTTACGGCGGCCAAGTGGACTATATGAGCCCTGATTCCGACTGGTTTGTGGGTTATACGTTAGCGCCTGTCGTGCATGATGTCATGTACGAAGAAGCCCTGTGGGCGACGCCTGATATTGCTGATTTGCGGCGTTGCATGCGGGAGGCGTTTTCTAATCGTTCGCTTGTCTCGAAGAAAAGCGCGGCTGCACTGAAGTCGGTTTCTTCTTGGACTTGGGCTGATACGGGGCTTAAGGCTAAAGAACTATTGGGAAAGTAGATACGGTTGGTAGGTAGAGATATAAAGAAGAAACCCCGGAGAATAAAATAAGAAAATCCACAATAAACTATTCCCTCCATGGTTATTCACATTGATGAAAAAAGGCGGGTAGTACTGAACCTTGGTCTCGCTTGGACCATCGTTGTTTTTCTTATAGTGAGCGCATTCTACCTCGGCGTCGCGGTTACGGAACTCAAACGTAGCGACGCAATACAAAGCGCGGAGCTTTCCAACCACGAAAACCGCCTTAAAGCCATAGAAGACGTTAATGCACGCGTAGCCACAAGCATGGCAGTTATCGATACAAAACTCGACACCATACAGCGCGATCTTGCAGAAGTTAAAGCTGCGCAAAAAGAACAGAGCCGTTTGATAGCGGCGGAGAAAACCCCATGACGGCAGAAGTACTTTTAACGGCGCTCAAAGCAATAGGAATACCTGTACTCCGAAACGTCGGGGGCTGGTTTAACAAGGCGTTCGAGGATGGAAAACTTGAAGCTTACGAGATAAAAGAAGGATTCCACACGCTATTCCGCATAGGAATACTCCAGACGCTTATTTACTTCGCTGTGCCTCTATCCGGGGCCGATCCCAACCTCCTCGCGAGCAGCGCAGCGGCCGCGTTGATTGATTGGGGTCTTGGTACTTGGAAGAAGCTTAATAAGGGCAAGAAGACGAAGAAATAAGACTGCCTCTCACAGCATTGATTGTTGTGGGGCGGGCAGAGAACGTCGCAAACACAATGGTTACGCCTACAATGCGCGCAAGGTCAGTAATCGGGGTCTCCCTCGTGTCCACACCCTCCTTCAAAGGCCCATACCTTGACGCGGTCACCTCTTTGTCGCGGGCCTGTTGCCGTTCTCTGCCCGCTTACAATGACTGATTCTGAAGAAGCAAGCTTAGACCGTGTTGTGCGCAGATTGTTCTCTAACGATCGCGTTAAAAGCGTGGACCGGCACGTAGAGTATTCTTGTAACGGTCGTTGTGGCGAAATGGACCTTCTTGTTGTTTACAAAGACGGAGTACGGGTTTACGTGGAGCACAAAGCGACTCACTCCCTTGCTAACGAGCGAAGGGCTGTTTCTCAGATAATGCGAGCGTTGAACTGTGGGGTTGCTGACACGGGCGTTTATGTTGCTGGCAGTAAGCGTTTTCACGTGAAAGCATATGACTAATAGCGACGAGGGTTGGGAGGATTGCGCTGACGAGGGCAGTCCCACAACAACCACTTTTTATCGCTACGTGGCCGCTTTGGGGCGGTTCATACGCGAAAGTCCTGATCCTGTTGAGGCTTACAGGGGTTTTGTTCAGCAGTATCGTCCTTCGGGTGTTCGTGCTCGCGATTGGTTGGTTTTTTATGATGATTTGCTTATTGATCGGTGGGTTTTCTACAGCTCTGAGATACAGCGTGCTTTAAGGCGCCCCGTTCCGGTTTCTTTGCGATCTGAGTGCATGTACCGTGATTGTATAGAGGATCTGCTTTGTCGTGGCGAGTGGCCGCCGGGTTCTGTTAAGCCCGTTAAGTAGGGGTTGGTTTGGCTGGCGACAAAGAAGCCCTTAGAGGATACTTTAGGAAACATTTATATACTTAGACTTCTACAATAATTACGTCGGAGCAGGACGCGAAGACGGAGACACGAACACCATGAACAACCAACAATACAACAAATGGGCGCTGGAAGTAGCAAACCAAGAATACAACGGAAACCTAAACTGGGCCCGAAAATGATCCAGTGCCGCACCTGCACGCGAGACGTGAGCCAGGAAACAGATGAACCTTGGTTCCCGTACTGTTACCACTGCGACGAAGAAAGAGCCGACCGAGAAAGCCGGCAGAGAGAGGAAGAAGAAAATGAATAACACAGACCTCGTAATATACGTAAGCGACGCAGACGGAGCAGCACTCGCAATAAAGATCAACAAGATCAAAGCAGAATTTTACACGTACGCGGCAACAATAAACACAAGCACAGCAGTAGTGGACGGGATCGCGTACACGAGGCACCACGCCTGGATATACCACAAGGGCGCCCGACCAGCGGAGGCGTAGAAATGTTCTCCAAGCCCGAAATTAAGCTCGTAGTGCTATTCTGCACAGACGGGCAGGTAATAGAAGGAAACTGGAACGAAGTGCTTAACGCGACCGAATTCCGCAACGGCTACGAAACGCTGGAAGACGGTTCCATAGCCTTAGAAGGGTGGAAATAATGATGAAACGACCAACGTACTACGTAAAAGTGCTTGGTGAAGAAGAAGAACGATTCAAGGCAAGAACGCTGTCCCCCGCTTTAAAGGAGCTTAACCGCTTAAGAGCAAAAGGGCTACCGGCGTTCATAGAAGGAGGATACTAACATGAACTGCGACGTATGCGGAGAAAGCGTTAACCACGGCGTGGCAGTAATAAAACACAGCCAAGTAACAACGGAAGCCTTGTGCAAGCAGTGTAGTTACAAAGTATTCCCGCAAGCCAGCGCGGAAGTGGTATTATTCGTAAAACACATGGAAGACTACCACGGAGGAATAATCGCGCGAGACAGCAGCGCAAGAGGCCTTTGGAACGCCTGCAAAGTGTACTTCCAGAAAAAGGGGTTGTTATGACCGGCCATCTGTGTACGTACAGCGTAAAGTACTACTGCGACAACTGCGGTACGACCCAAACAACGGAACGTAACACTATTCCCCGAAACTGCACTAACTGCGGCGGGATTTTTACAGGTGCGTCATGACATTAGAAGTTGATCCACGAAGAGAAAAAGCCGTACTGCACTTGCTCCAAAACATGAACAGCTGGGTAGGAAGCAGAGATCTCGCAAAAGCAGCGGGATACGACCTTGCGGGAACGCGAGTAGAACTCCGTCAAGCAATGAGAGTGGCCATATTCCGCGGACTGCCCATTATAACGGGCTCAAAGGGATTTATGTGGGCGAGCCAACCAAACCAGCTACTGCGGGCTGCAGAGCGCCTGGAACGCCGTGCTGAAGAGATAAGGGCCCGCGCTAACGCATTGAGGGCGTGCAAAGATCGCCTTGAAGCGCAGAAAAAAGGAGGCGTATAATGGCGGTTCCTATCGCCTGGGTTCGGGTTGCTAATAGCCAGAAGTATCACGTATTCCGGCTTGTAAGAAGCACTGCAGACAATCTATTGCGTGGTGAGGAATCTTACCGTAGCTTGTGCAGCAGTTTTTGGCTTGTTGGGTTGGCGGTTGAGCGGGAAAAGCCCTTGCTGTCTAACAGGTGCAAAGAATGCCTCAAGGTAATTACGAAGAAATATAAGCAAGCAGAAACAGCAGAAAAGAGGACCAAGGTGAAACTCAAGGCTGAAACTCAAAAAAAGAATAAAACAAAGGCGCTAAGTTCCTAACGTGACAAGTAGGATCTGAGCCAAGGAACTATAAAAACGTTCCGTAAGTATTGTCATTGAGCCTATCAGCAGAGGAGGGGGGAATGACTTCAAAGACCCATACAAAGGGTCTTGAAGGCATCCCTGATAAAATGAGTTTCGGCCTTGAGTTTCGGCAACACCACCAACAGGGTGCTACAATACGATGGCAAAAACAGAAAGCATAAGCGTACGATTCGACAACGAAACAAGATACTTGCTCGAACAAGCAGGATTCATACACCGCACAACAGGACAGAAAGTGAAACGCATTGGGAACTTGGCGGCTTTTATACGAACTTGCGTAAAAAAGGAAGTCCTTAAGATGCTTAGCCAAGACGCCGCGAGTGTACGGCACCGTCTCGCGGTTATGGATCGTATAAGGCTTGAAGACGAGTTACATTCGCTTAATGCACGGTATGAAACTGCTTTGGAGCGGGAGCGTTTGCTTCGCGCCGATAGAGTTAAAAACACAATAACACAAGAAACATAATTACGGAGAGGGTGTTTTTTATGACGGTAGTACACACATGCACAAACGGGCACTCAATAAACTACGACCTGTATAGCGAAGGTGTATTCAATAGAACCAACCAAGAAGCATACGACCGTTGGCGCTGCCCCCAATGCCGATCGCAACTCAAAGAAAGAAAGTTTATTGACGACATAAAAGAAAGGAGAACATAAAATGACCGAAAACATACAAATCGAAGTCGCAGCTGTAAGTCTCACAAACACAGGATTAAAGTCGAGCGAAGACGGAAAATGGTACAATTACGGCGGCAAAGACAAAGAAGCAGTCAATGAAGTCATAGCGCAGATACACCGCGGCGACACCGTGGGCTTGGCGCTTGTTGACGGCAAGTTTACCGAGCTCGTAGTGCTTTCTCGAGCCAGTAGCTCGAACAAAAGCGCACCTGTAGCTAATAGCTCCCGCCAGCTCGGTGATGATTACGAGACGTATCAGGACTTGTTGGTGCGTCTTAAAGAAGAAACGGCTGGTCGTTACAGTATAGAAACCAAGGCTTTAGAGATAGACTCGAAGGAAAAGAGGGCTATTTTTCAGGCTCACGTAAAGGGGGAATTCGGTGTTGTTACGCGCCAGAAGCTGGTTGCTGATAAGATCGTTGGAATACAAGAGCCTAACGCTCGCTGGGCTACTGGTCATGGTGATTGCGATCAGGAGAATGGCGGCGTGGTTAGGTCTCATTATATTCGTATGGCTGAAACCCGTGCTGTTGCTCGCGCTCTTAGGGCTATATTGGGTATTGATCAGGGGGGTGATTAGTTTTGGTTGTTTCTCGTTTTGTTGAGAGTTCTTTTGTTACTTCTGTTGATTTTTCCGCTCCTTATTGGCGTTGTCGGGCTTGTGGTTGTCGTAGTTTGCCTGAGGCTCGTAAGTGTTGGTTTTGTTTTGTTGTTAAGGGAAACAGTTGTAAGTAGCTACTTCCAATAGATTAATATACTCCCGAATAAAGAATAATTACACAACAGAGGTTTAGAAGATGCAAGAAAAAACGCACTACAAAATAATGCTCGGAATACTCGCAACACTCGTACTAATACTAAGCATAAGCCTTTGGTATCTCAACCAAACGTACCAAACACTTCTCGACGTTAACGAGAAACTTCCTGAAATCGTAGCACAAAAGACTCTTGACGATGTTGCTAACGCCGTTAATTCCGTATCGAGCCAGAATTATGGGTACTTAACTGCTACTTTTGGTAATGGTACTTACGAGTGTTTTCAAAGGGACAGTCCTGCGATGAGTGAGTTGCTGGAGAAGTTGTCGCAATGAAAAAAGTTTTTTATTACGGTTCTTTGGCGCAGTCTGGTGGCGCAGCCTCCTTATACGGGGACGGTCGGGGGTTCAAATCCCTCAAGAACCACTCACACT